TTTTTCTTCTCCTTCCAGGTCGCACACTCAGGATAACTTGACTTCCACACCCACCGACTCAACGCTCCCTCTCCTGCGAGAGTCACAAACGAGGGGAGTAGAGTATCAGGGAATTCACAGAAACGATCTGGACTATTATCCTCACCATATCTAGGGATCACTACTCCCCAAGCGCACGATCCACAGTTTTTCTTCATGATCGCAACAACCTTTCCCTGATCTCAGCTAATGTATGCGGCACACCAGCATGTCCATTCTCAAATATCACTTCCAACGCTCCCCCCTCCTCTTCCTCCACGCTCACATCTTCTGTGAGTACAAAGCTTGTGACTCCATGTGCACCAGAATCCAAGGGCACGATACGAACCCGATCCACTCTGAGCAATCCCTTTGCAGACTTCTTGAGTCCGTTGTCCGTCTTAGGATTCTTAGAAATCGTCACACGCTTACCGTTAATCACTCCACTTGTGGCTTTCATTGCCATCCCGAATGTATCTCGCGTCACATACTGATATGTGAATGATCCAATCCCAAACACAATATTTGTGCTTGCGAATCCCTTACTGATGAGTGAACTGGTGATCTGTCTGGCACGATCATAGGTGATCGAATCCCCATAGATTGCACCAATATGTGAGTCCAATTGCTTATATCCCTTGGAGTTGACTGTACCTCCAAATGTTTCCCACAGCAATTCAATTGTTCCCTTGGATTCTGGTGTACCAAGAATCGCGTCAGGATCGCCACAAATAATCTTGACTGGGTCACCCGAATCAGGACGAATCACAACTTTCCCTTCACGCGACATGATAATATCCTTGAGTCGCGGTAGTGTCTCCGTGAGTACAGCAAAATAGTCCCATGTATCGCTGACAATACTGATAATCCCCTTGGGGTACACTTCAGTAATCAAACGCTTGAATGTGTCATACTCAGAGACTTCTCCACCCATACACATCACTGAATGCTCCGTTGCAGGCACACTACCTCCGATCAATTCTGTCTCAGCATCAGCACCATAATAGATTTCTAGTGTATCGATAGCTGGAATTGTATCTGTCCCAGTGAAGCTGAGCAAATGTCCTGCTCCGCATATTCCTGAAGCTTCCAGGCTTCCCATACCACGGAAGCTGAAATCGTGTCCTTGCCATTGCACAAATTCAGGAATATCAGAAGAGTATGCTGCTTCTTTGTTGAGTAATGCACGATAGCTATGGGCAATCGTCGCACTGGTGATCGGTTGCCATACGACATTGGACATCACAGATTCAATCCAGTTCGTGAGCCAAAAGAATTCAGGAAGTGTATTGACAATCGTGAAGAATGGCACACGCATCGGGCAGCGTGATCCTTCGGGAAGTGCTTTGAGTCTTAATGGAAGATATCCCAAATCATGTAGTGCACCGATATGATCGATGTTGACTGTATTCGGTCCGAGTGAGGTATCCAATCTCCGCTTGTATGCTGCAAGCACTTGATCTTTCGGTTGTCCAAAGAAATCCCGATTGAATTGATTGACGAGATATTCTTGCACAAAGTATTGCAGTCCGAACACCACTACTTTGTCAATCTCAGGAATCCGTGATCCTCTCGCAGTCAGATTGCTATAGACTTCAGTAGTGCCTGTGGGATATTGAGGGCGATGATCGGTCTTATAGAAGTCTGAATAATGTATAGGGCTGCTTATCATCATGTATCTCCTGGTTAGTGTGCTTTATTGTTCTGTCCACATCAATCGGGTATGTGCAATATATGAACCATCAGACCACCCTTGTCCATCACTCAGTCCTATCATGTGTGTTGTGCTTGTATCCGCACGGAATCCAGACCCAAGGAGGTCAAGGAGTGCATTGCCTAATGATCCGGTTGGGAAGAGGTCAATCCAAGATTCACCACGCTTCGCAGCTTCAATAATGCGCGGTTTAATAATCTGTAGTTGCTTTGCCGCTTCTATCTCCACAAATTTCTTATTCTTCTTGTCTTGTACAGCTTCTTCGCTTTCTTTAGTACGTCGTTTCTTCTTCTTCGCTGTGTGTGCCATTGCTGACACCTCATCATGGAAAGTCCGTTCTGATAGATGAATAGTGGTCGTTTTCATATGAATCGTTCCGAGTGATCGTTAATTGAATGGATTTCATCAATAATGCCTTTGAACACACCTTTGCCTTTTGTGAAGAATCCATGCGTCACGTATAAGTGGATTCTCTTGGCTCCCTTTGCACGTAACGCTTTAGCAAGTTCAATGAATGTCCGTCCACCATCACAAATGTCATCAGCAATAACGTATGTGTAGTCGTCAAATTTCTCAAATCCATTCAAATCATCCATATGCACAACGGTCGCCAGGATTTCTCCAGTTTTTGTATTGCGTAGCTTGCTAGACTCAATAAACCCCTCGGGTTCATTGTTCATCATCGCAAGTGTTTGTGCAAGCTTATGTGACTTTTTCAATGCTCCCGCATCAGGAGCGACGAGGAAGTATGGACCCTCAATATCTGCGGCAATCAATGGAGCAATCAAATCCCATTGAGCATCAACAACACAGTTATTCAGCAATGCGGGTGTCACTTCGCTATGTGGGTCTTGAATATGGACACGCTGAAAATTGAGTGCATTTATCAGTGTGCAAAACACATGCAGACTCAATGATTCTCCATCAGCATTCACTCTATCCTGTCGTGAGAATGGGACATAGTTCATTCTCAATGATCCCAATTCAAATCCCGCACGTTTTGTAGCATCACAAAATAGCAAAAGCTCAATGATATCTTCATTTTTGGTAAATGTGAACGTCACATTCACGCGCTTAAAATCGTATGTTTGTTCCACATTGACTTGCATTTCCCCCACAGGAAATGTGAATGTTGTATGCTTGAGATTGGATTCGATCATGCTGTCTGTCCTTCTCGTTCTCTTGCTGCTTGGAGCATAATAGAGAGTTTCACTTGTAAAGCACGCACCTCTTTGTCCTTTGAATATCCAAAGCCGGGGTGCAGGACGTTCAGCAATTTCAAAAGGTCATTCGCAGTCAACATAATATCCTCCAATGATGGACTGAGTATCGCACACTCATTGCTATTTGTCAAAGACTATTTTAAGGCATCCCCGCAATCGTTTCGCATCTTGCAATCCTGCTGCTAAGACAACGAACACAAATACCCACACAACTCCTAGAAAAATAAAGGGAATTGCGAGTGCTCGACGGATGATGTTATACCAAGGATAGTATCCATTGTCATGTCCGTACTTAGTCTTTCCATTAGGCCATTTCCAATTCATATCAGCATCCCGCAGGTGGATAACCTGAACCAAAGATTGTCGTATAGCCGAATCGTTGCTGCGTATCCTCCACAGAATTGTGCTCAAATCCTCCATGAGTACGCAACTGCAATGCAATCCATTGATGATACAATTTACATACTGAGGTAAGCTCTTTGGATTCTGCTAATTTGAAATCTGTGCTGTGCAATTCAGGATCATGAATTAGTGGTTCTTCTCGTAGCACAGAAGTATATGGAATAGCAGGTTTCGCAGCATAATCTTTGTTATGTGCAATGACAGCAAGTTCGGGAAGAATCAAGTCTGTGCATCCCAATTTCGTTTTGTTGGTATACACAATAGAACCATCCTTCTGCTGACATTCTCTGATCGTATCATCAGCGAACGCATACGTGAATCCCACGATAAGACAGAGCATCGTTGCTGCGACTAACAGAAGCTTTGATATGCTATTCATGTTCACACTCCTCTGTTTTAATGTTAAAGCGTGTTACTGCGACTCTTGCATTGTCTCCGAAGATTGTCTCAAGCACAGAGAGGATGGATTCAATTCAAAGTATTCTTTGAAGAACGCTTTGACTGCGGTTTTCCCTTCCGTTTTGATCTTCTTGTCCAATTCCTTCTCTGCAATGTGGAAGGAATCAAAATGCTTCCCCATGATCTTCTTCTTTGCTTTCGGTGCTTTGCTGCTCATATATTCCTCCAATGATAAGACTATAAGTGCCATGAATTACTCTTCAAACTGCACTGCAACGACTTCATAATTCTCCGTGATCGGCACGCATCCATACTCATCTCCTTCTTCACCATCTTGTGCCTCGCGTAAATAGTAGTCAGATTGTTTTCCCTCAAGCAATGGAGCATTCAGCTTATCACACTGCTCTTGCGCCTTCGCTCTTGTGCTGTATGCGTTGACAGGAGTGCCACCCTCCGATTCAGGACGATAATACACCTCATCATTATACTCCCATCCAATTTTGCTGACGATATAGATAGTTTGTTTTGCCATGTTAATCCACCATCCTTATTGTTCGCTTAGTGATCTTGGGTCCACCGAGCCATGAGTACATCGGCATTCCATCCAAATAGTCTGCGACTGTTGGAATCTTGCCCATATCATCTATCACATGCTGCTCACCAACATCCCGAACTTGTACGATCTTCCCATCAGAATTAGTAATGTGCATACCAAATATACGTTCAGCCAAATAGATACCAAATGAGGAATGAAGGATTGCTCTGTGCCGCATATCAGGGACATGGGATTTGGAACTATCGAAGAAATTGTGAATCTCATTATAGTCCTCAACCTTTCCTCCGAATTTACGGACACTGACTTGAGAATGCAAAAATGGCTTCATGATTTCTCCTTGCCCCGTTCAGTTTGCATGTATTTTGTTACGGCAGCACGTCCCTTGATACTTGTATTATACCGATTCAATATTTCTTCGCGTGACTTGTTGGGTCGTTGTCTCTTTCCTACCCTCCATTCACTCCCCGTTGGCATCAATTGCTTTGCCCTAATTTCTTTCCGAGTCATTTTGCTTTCTTCGCATCCTCAATTTGTTTCATGAGTCTCGCACGTTCGCGCTTCGATTCTCCCGGCATATTTTCCAGCTTCATGAGTTTATTTACGAGAGTGAGACTGTCATACGCCTTCTGTCTGTCGATGGCTTGTTCACGCTTCTGTCTGACTGTCGCTTTCACTTTAGTTGACATAATTACCCCCTGTAGATTATTTTGAGCACTCCATAAATGACTGACGCCCCTAAGCATGTGCCGAGGATATCACAATCACACACTCAAGGGCAATCAGTGGAATCATTTATATCCTAGTTGTCATGTCCATCATGACCGTTGTTGCCATTATGTCCATCATGACCGTTGTTGCCATTATGTCCATCATGACCGTTGTTGCCATTATGTCCACCATTTCCGACTCCGCCCTGTCCACCATTTCCGACTCCGCCCTGTCCACCATTTCCGACTCCGCCCTGTCCACCTGTTGCTCTTGCGTCAGCACTACCACCCTGAGCAATCTGCCCCTGCTTTTGCCCCTGAACTTGTCCCTGACCCTGAAGTTGTCCCTGTCCTTGTCTAGCAGAATTGCTGTTGCTGTTCCCATTGTTCACGTTGTTGGTTTCTGTTGAACCTGAACGACCGATACCTTGACCAATCTCATGTCCCGCATAAGCAATAGCCGCCGCTGTCATACCAGTTGAAATAACTGGACCGACAATTCCGGCAACATATCCCGTAGTAGTTGTTTTTTGAGCAACCTGTGTGAGGGGAACATTGGGTTCGCAATTGCGATACTCAACAGAGGTCCAGAACTTCAAAACGGGGGAAACAACCTTATCACACACTTCCAACCACGAATAGCGTTCGGTGGGAGAGAGTGAACCAGTGTCAACTCCGGCCCGCAGACCCAAAGTCTGATCTGAGGAATAACCGCGAGGGGAATCCTCTATTGGCAGGAAACCTGTCGTACTGCATCCGAGGGATACAAGTAACATGAGGACTGAGAGGACCGAGACTGTCAACTTCCTAAACATAATAAAACCTCCATGATGTTAAAAGTGAGAACACATTGTTCCGCACTCTAACACACTTCTTCGGTTAAAGCTATCCCTACTTTGGAGTTAAGGAACTTTACTGTTTGATTTGAAACCCACCTGATCCATACACACTAATAGATTTTACCTGTGTATAGTGAAAACTCCTCCAACCCCCCGCGTCAGTATCAAACACAACAAGGAGGTCGGAAGCTGGATGGTGAACAGCTTTCGAATCGACATCGGATTCAGCAAGCGTCTTAACTTCCCTCGTTGGTAAGTGTTCTTTCGGGATCAACGTGCTGCATTGCGTACAGTTCATGACACGCTCTGTACCATCCAACTTGGTAAATTTCACCCCCACCACTCCATCATTGAGGTAATCACTGAGCACACTCATACCAGCCGGAATCTTATCAGCATCAATAATCATTCTTCATTCTCCTTTATTAAGCCCTTATGCCATTGTTCCACTCCTTCAGCATCCCTAAACATGAATCCTGTTCGTTTTGCGTGATATTGCATAATCTCTAACAAAGCTCGCTCAACCAGATGGAGGGAATGTGTTGTCTCCCTGAACATCAATCCTGTGAATCCCGATTTGCAAAGATTCTCAGCATATGCGAATGCGTCTGTGAAATTGGATGTAAAGGGAAGTTCAATATGTGTGCGATTCTTTCGGATTGAGCACAAGATAACATGGAATGCTTTTCGATCTGCTGGAATATCTGGGTTAGTAGGCAAATCTCCATATTCCTGAGCCATTTCATCAAAAAAGAAATACTTGCACAGTCCTTCAATGTCTCTATAAAACCCAAACCCGTCCCAGATATTCGGAATTATAGACTTCCCACTCATGAATGTCATCGTCTTATTCTTCCTATTAGTGTCTTAATAGGTGACAGAACCCACTCACCAATCAAGAAGGTCACAGTGACTACTGCGAGAACGAAAACCGAAAAGACGATGCACGAAAGGGTAATGGCGAGCGTCAGAATAATAGGCACAGACAACTCAAATGCGATAATCGCTAGAATAAACGCAGGTATCATCCACAATTCCATAGATTCCCCATTCCCTGAGATTCTAGCACATTGAGGGAAAGATGTCAACTATATACTTAGAAAGGAGTAGAATTATGAACTGGCAATACAAAGGAACAGACTTCCTCGATTCCACTGGATACTTCGGTTTCGTCTACCGAATAACATGCAGCCTCACTGGACGCATGTATATAGGGAAAAAACTCTTCACTAAAGCGAAAATCCAACAGAAAACAAAAACAAAGCGTAAGAAGAAACTCCGTGTTGCGAATGATTGGCAATCCTACTTTGGGTCCAGTGAAGAATTGCTGTTCGATGTCAAGACATTCGGAGAAGATGAATTCCATCGTGAAATCCTGCATCTCACTACGAAACGAGGAGAGACCAACTATTTGGAAACACTGGAAATTCTGACATCAGGAGCATTATTATCCGAAAAGTATTACAATAAATGGGTTTCTTTGAAATGTCATAAGTCTACTCTTGCTCACCTCTCATCAGTATCCCAATTATCATCCCGATCTGCTCCCTTGATCCCAGTTGCATCATCGTACTCTGACAAGGAATCATCCAATTCTTCTCCACAAAAGGGGCAAAACGTAGGAGTCGAATCCAGTTCATCGTAAATGAGTGTAATCTTTCGATTACACGACTGGCATTGTTGTGAAAATTTCATATTAAATACCTTTCATTTAACCAGTTTAGCAAGTTCAATGAGTCCCACCACCGCATCATGGATTGCCTTGTTTAATTCGAGGTTATTCTTGAGAGCGATGATCTTCTTGAGTACTTCAACATCGGCCATCAAATCCGCATATTCAGACTCAGAAATCGTCTTATCCTTGAGTCCTTTTGCAACTCCCTCAATCAATAGACTTATAGAAACTACATGCGGGTCTGTATTATATAAAGACAAATCAAAAAAAGGAATCATTTCGTTTTCCCTCCCGCGGCTTCCGCTAACGACAACGACATCGTAGTAATTATGCTCAATTTTAACCTACAATAGGCGTCATCCAAAGATTGTTCAGAGTTAGGTGAGTTAGCACGCTGATTTAGTGAGTTGATGGTTTTGTTCATTAAAGATGCCGCTTCCGCCATTAACTCATTATGAGGTAGAAACGTGGAATATAATACGGCCCTGTTAGATAAATCTCGAAGTGTTCGAGTCGTTGCATGGTCGCAAGAACCGTGACTAGCTAAATCTGCAATATCAATGAACTGTGAATACTCAGTCTCA